GGCAGTCACGCAGGTGTAGATATTAACGGTGTGAGTTATTGGATGTCACAAGACTCCTTCTTTCTTTTTGATGGTACTGTAAAAAAATTACCTTGCACGGTAGAACAGTTTATATTTAATAATATTAACCAGACAGGTGCAGAAAACGCTTTTGCAGGACATAATGGTGAGTTTAATGAAATAATGTGGTTTTACCCAAGAACTGGATCTGATCAAATAAATGCTATTGTAGCTTATAATTATTTAGAGGGCACATGGTGGACAGGCACTTTAGCAAGAACTACGTGGATAGACCGAGAGGTTTATGACAATCCCGTAGCAACAGAGTATTTTTCAACCACCATAGCAAACAATGAAGTAATTTCTGGTCTTACAGATGGAGCAACACAAGTTTTTTTACATGAAACCGGCAATGATGCAGACGGGACTGCAATAGTTGCTTTTGTAAAGTCTGGTGTTGTGCAAATAGGTGAAGGTAATGATTTTTCATTTGTCTCAAAATTGATACCAGATGTAGAGGATCAAGAGGGTGTTTTAAACGCTAAGTTAGAATTTAAGAATTACCCTAATAACAGCACCTCTGTTACAAAAACAACAAGTTTTAGTGATACCACAGACTTTGTAAGCTTACGTGGACGAGGAAGAGAATTTACTGTCAATGTAGTTTCTAACACAACAGGCACAGCTTGGAGATTAGGAACACAGCGTTTTGACATACAACCTGATGGTAGAAGATAATAATTTCTTAATAGACAAAAGAACCTTCGAAATTTCTTTTTACGAAATGCAAGTTCCTTTTAACAATACTGAGGTAATTAAATTTATTAAAAATTTGGATATGCATGAATTTCAAATGATGACGACTTTTGGTCAGGAGAAACAAATACTCGAAAAGGAGCCAATGACCAATTTTAAGAACAATTTACTCTACTACTTAAATATATTTGTAAAAAAAGTAATTAATAAAAACCAATTTACTGTTAAGGAATCTTGGATTCAAACTTACTCGGAAAACTCATATCACCCATTACATATTCACGGCATGGCTGAGAATGAGTGGTCATTAATTTATTATATACAAGCAACCGATAAATCCTCAGAAACCAATTTATACAGTCCAGGACATCCCTATATAGATGCAGTTAAGAAGAGTGTAGTGCCTAAAACTAACAAATTAGTGCTATTTCCTTCTAGCTTACCACATGACGTTCCCCCTAACAAAGATAAAGAAAGAATTATTTTATCTGCAAATCTGAATATAGATTAAATGACAGAAGTATTGTATATTTTGTAAATGGCTAAATTAACTATCACAAGATTTCCAGATCCTAGACCAGAATACGATGCTCAACAGATTGCAGAGATTACGAGACAACTCGAAGAATTAATACAACAACTCAACACTCAATATACCTTAGATACGCAAGAGGAATCTACTAGAAGGGCATGGTTTTTAAATGGCTGATGTTTTTAGAAGATTTATAACAAATGTTACAACAACAGATTTAACAACAGTATTTACTGTGCCTACTGCTAATGTTGCTTCTACACCTCCTGTTCCTGTTTCTACTTTTATAGTCAAAAGTATTAATACACATAATTACGATGGTTCTAGTGCTGTAACTGTAAACATAGATCATAATGACGGCAGCTCAGATTTTCAAATATTTCAAGTTGATGTTGCAGCTAGTAATACTAATACAATAACTTCAAGTATGGTTTATCAAGAAGGCGATGCACTAAAAGTTCAAGCCAATGCGGCCTCAAGAGCAATGATAGAGGTGTCTGTATTAGAGGTTAAACAACAACAATAATGTATGTTTTAGCAGACACTCCGAAAGATATATTACAAATTTTAGATAATGTTATAAAAGAAAAAGACTTATCACCATTGAATGGTGATTTAGCAGGTAATCTTAAACATGAATTTGCGATACCAAAAGGTAAAGCTGCAGTATCGCCAATGTTAATGCAATTGATAATAAAACATCAAGAAAAATACCCAAACTATTTTAAAAAAGCTCACTCTATGTTAAATTATAAGGCCTGTGAGATAGAATTATTTAATCTTTGGGTGAACTTTCAGAAAAAGCATGAGTTTAATCCCATGCACATACATGATGGTCTGTATAGCTTTGTCATTTGGCATAAAGTTCCTTATAAAATGGCAGATGAAAAGGCAAGATTACCAAACATGACAGAAAAAGATTTTAGAGCAGGGATGTTTGCCTTTTTTTTCAGTGATCCCTCAGGCAAAATATCACAAGAAGCTTTAGCAGTTGATAACAGTTGGGAGGGTAAAGTAGCTTTGTTCCCAGCTAGTTTAAACCATTGTGTTTACCCTTTTTATACGTCTGATGAATATAGGATTTCTATATCAGGTAACATAGGTTTTAAGTTATAAACCTATTGATTTCCTAGTTTTAAGCCTATAAAACTATAACATGGCAAAAATTGTAGATGAACCAGTTCTTCTACGCTATGATACAATTGACGGCAAACAAGTGCCTGTCTATAGCGCAAAAGTAGAGACAACTGTAACAAACACAAAAACAGGACATGAATACAGTAGCCACGAAGAGGTGGATGCTGACATCGCCAACCCTGCAACAGAAACTAAAGAAGAAGATATTCGTAGAGACGTGCATGTTATTGCACCAAATTTGTTTAGTGGAGCAGCAACCGGAGATGAGTAATGTTCAAAAAGATTTTTAAAGCAGCCAAAGATTTAATTAGAAGTCCAGTTGGACAACTAGGTATAGGATTACTCGCACCTGCTTTATTTCCCACAGTCAGCCCAGCTCTCTTACAAGGTGGTATTGGTTTACTCTCAGGAGCAAAACCAGAGGACGTGTTAAGAGGTGTAGCACTTGGAGCAGGTCAGGCAGCATTAAGAGGTGGTATGAGCGGAAGTGGAGGTATCAATGAATTTTTTATGGGGCAACCAAGACAAATAGCTCCAGCTGCACAACCCCGACAAGGATCAGCAGCCTTTGCTAGACCGACTGTTGGTGGAGCAATGGGTCAAGAAGCTACTGACGCAACATTAGGCATAAGCAGAGTATTAGAGGGTGCTGGCAAAGAAGGGCTAAGTTTTTTAGAAAAAACTGGATTAGCTAAAACAGGTGAAGGTTTAGATTTCTTTGAAAAATATTCACCACTTTTAAAATTAGGAACTGTTGGTGCATCCATAGCAGCGGCAGCACTAGGAGAAGATCAAGCTAGAATGATTTATGACCCAGAAAAAAACCCTTACCTTACAGGACAAGTAAAAATTACTGATGCTATCACACCACCAGGATTTAACAAAGGTGGGGGCATAAGTGACTTCCCAGAAAAAGATGGTATGATTAATGGACCTGGTGATGGTCAGTCTGATGACATACCTGCTATGTTATCTGATGGAGAGTTTGTAATGACAAAACAAGCAGTTATGGCTGCTGGTAATGGTAATAGAGAACAAGGCACGAAAGCAATGTATAACATAATGAACAACTTAGAAGAAAAAGCTGAATCAATGGGAATAGGTAGAATGTAATGGCAACTTTTGAAGAATTATTAGCACAAGCATATGGTAATGTTATAAAAGCTGGTGAGGCGATTACATCACCTCAATTTATGCGGGATAATCCTATTCCAGTAGCAAATGTAGCACAAGTCTCACCTGCATTATCACAGGCTACTGGTCTTGTTGCTAATGCCGCAACTCAATCTCCTGATTTCTTTGGAATGGGTGTGGGTGCCCTAGGTCAAGCAAACGCAGCTATTTCTAATGCAGCTACAACGACTGCAGGTACTTTAGGTCAATTCGATCCTACCTCTGCTCAGAGATTTATGAACCCTTTTCAACAGCAGGTCATAGACGAGTTTACAAAAGAATCACAAAGACAATTTAATATTTCAAGGCAAAACAGAGCCGCACAAGCACTTGGCGCAGGAGCTTTCGGCGGTGCACGTGAAGGCGTGCTTGAAGCAGAGGCACAAAGAGGTTTTCAAGATAGATTAGGTAGTGGTATTGCTAATTTATTATTGGCAGGTTTTGACAGATCACAAACTGCAGCACAAAAAGCTTTTGAAGATCAAAGAACAGCTCAACAAAACGCAGCAAGGTTAGGCTTAGCTGGTGCTGAACAACAAAGAGGAATAGGTCAACTGTTTGGTCAGTTTGGTGTAAATCAACCAACTGCTGTTGGAAACTTAGCAACGACTTTGAGTAGTTTAGGTGTTACTGAACAACAAGCACAACAAGCTGCTTTTGATCAAGCACAACAAGCAAATTTAGCTAGATTTAGACAACCTTTTGATGCATTACAGTTTCAATCTGGTTTAGTTTCTCAGTTCCCGACATTACCAACAGGTATCTTCGGACAACAACAAGGCAACCCTTTATTGCAAGGTATTCAAACATTAAGCGGTTTTTTGAGGTAAGCAATGTCAAGCGGTTTTGATACCTTAAACGCATTCAAGACGGATCTTGTCATTGAACCAGTTAGACCTGTCGATCAAGTTCCAAATGTTCAGGGCGGTACTTTTGAAGTCACTGAGCCTATTGGTAATCAAGAAAAAAATCAAATATCTGCAGACTTAGCCGCAACAGCTGTTGACCAGACACCAGTATACAACGACATGGCAATCGAATACGCTGATCAATTTTTACCAGTTCGTCAGCAAATGGATGCACAGTATAGTGCAATAGCAGAGAGAATGGGATTAGGTCAAAGAGTTACTTTTGAAGACGCACTTAGAGAAATAGAACAAAAATTAGGACCTTTACCAAAATCAACTGGTTTAGATAAAACTCTTAATGTGCTAGTAGATAGCATAAATGCTAGAACTCCTTACAGAGGAGCAGCTGGTATTTTTGATGTGATAGCTCAAGTGACAGGAAAGTATATAGATAGAGAAACAGCAGAGGATGCTGCAGAGTTACAGCATACTTTAAAAATGAAAGAACTAGCATTACAAACTATGCAAGATCAAAACGCAGCCATATTAGAAAAGGAGTCTGAGTTTTACTTAAAAAAAATGGGTTACGATCAAGATTTCTTAATGAAAAATTTAGGCTTTAACATGGACATGCAAAAAAAATTAGCACAGTTTGATATAGATAAAACATTAAAAATAGAACAAGCTGCACTTGATTTATACAAAAACCCGAACAGATTATATCAAAACATGACTATACCTAATGAAGCAGATGGCACAGCAGAAATTGTTATGACAAAAAAGGTTTGGAACCCAGCTAAGGGAGAGTATGAGTTTATGATGGGCAGAAGAGAAGGTGATGACACCATCTTCGACATTGAAGTCCCACCAAACGCATATCTAACACCATTAGAAGGTCCACAAGCTGATGCGGCTCTATCTGTATCTGCTCCAAACTATGGACAAGCCTCACAGCTTATCGGTGATTTTAATACATTAGGTAGAGCGGGAGACATCGTAGAAGAAATATTACAATCAGATGCTGAGGCTGTGGCGCAGGGCAAACCATCACGATTTGGAGCAGAAGGTTTAGTTGAGTTTTTCAAACAAGAAACACCAAGAACATTTGGTTCTATTTTAAATGCAGTAAGCCCAGGTTTAGGTGACTCCTTAATACAAGAGGGTAAAACTTTAAGAGATAAAGATAAGGTATTTTATCCGTTAGAAGAGGATGAAGAAGACTTAAAAAGATTAGTAAACTTTGAAGCTAAAAGCGATTCAAAATTACCTTTTGGTATTGGTAATACAAAACAAGTTCAAATAAATGTTGGTATAGATGACTTTTACAATCCATTAACTTACATTGGTTTAGGTTACGATCAAGACTTTGCAAGACAAAAGGTTCAAGAAAACTTAATTGTTTATGCTTTAGCTAGAGCTCTTAAGCCAACAGGTAGATTGAACGTTGACGATGTAAACAACGCTCGAAGAGTAATTAATTTACAAGGTTTGACATCTCCAGACTTTGTTAGAACTCAACTCGTAGAGATACTTAGATTCTTAAGAAAAGGTCAAGTAGATTTATTTGAGGCTGGTAAATACGGCGAAGGTAAAAATATATTTGATGATCAAAAATATAATGAGCAAGTTTTACAATTCCAACAGTTTTTAGGTGAGGTACCAGTAACAGCGCCGCCTCCTCCAGCAGAGGGTGATGTTGATAAAATAGAAAACACAGATGATGCTCTGGGTATTAGCTTAGAACCAGAGGATTTATTAGGGAGTCAAACATAATGCCACCACAGCCCCCAAATAAAGTTACAATATTAAAAGGAACACCTAATGAGGCAGATTTCTTTTTTGAAAACCCGACTAACCCTACGGCAAATGATATTGCTAAAGTAAAAAAGTTTTACGGTATAGAGGAGAGTGCTTCAGCTCAACAGCTTGTTGATGAACTTAATAAATTAAAGGGTGTAACAGCAGCTAATATTTTATCGGACATACCATATGATCCACAAACAGAACCTAAAAAGTTTTATTCCGTTCTATCGCAAAAAATAGCAGATACAAATCAGAGAATGCAGCTCATCGCTGATCCGGCTAATTATTATTTTAAACAAGCCAATGACGCTATAAGTAAAATACCATATGTTGGTGGATTATTAGATAGAGCAATACCTGATCAGTTAGTTTCAAAACCAACAGCAGAGATCTTAGGTTCATTAGCCTTCATGGGTGGAGCTGGTGTATTAGCCATACCCACGGGACCAGCAGGAGTAGCTACCGCGGGTTTTGCTGTTAGAGCATTAGGTGCAGATGCATTAGGTGCTCAAGCAGGTGGACAAGTTTATGAGTTAACAAATCAAGTATTAAGACATCTTAATGATTTACCGACTGAGTCACGTGAATTACAGAACGCAAAATTTTTAAAAGATGCTTATATGAACTTAGCCTTCACTGGAGGAGCCATGGCCCTCGGACCAGTCGTAAATGGTTTTAAACCAGCTGTAGGTAGAATTTTATTTGGACTTGATAATAAAAATCCTGATTTTCAAAAAATGTTACAGGTAGCAGAGACTTATGGTATGCCACTAGGTATTATCCAAGCCACGAATAGTGCTTTTTGGAAAGGTTATTCAAGAGTTCTTGGTGTGTTTCCATACGTAGGTACACCTTTTAGAAGAGCTGTTGAGGGTGCACAAGAAGGCACAAGAGGCTTCTTTCAAAAACAATTAGAGGGATTTGCGCCGTTACAAACAATGGCATCTTTAGGTGGTGACATTTCAAAGCTAGCAAGAAAAGAGTACGAAGACACTATGATGGTTTCTAACGCTTTATATGAAAGTTTTTACAAATATGCTGATAAATTAAAAGGTAAAAAAGTAATAAAATTAGATACGGTAAAAAGATTAGCTGATGAATTTAATGAAAAGCTCACAGCAGCACAACCAGGTGCAAGTGGTTTTCCTTTTAGATTTCCTGGTAGTGCTACACAAGAAAAGTTTATAGAGTTTTACAAAACCCTATCGAGATTAGATCCAGATGGAGTAACTATTGAACAAGCAAGAACTTTACAAGAGTTGTTTTCTAACTTTATGGCAAATTTCAAAGTTGATGGTAAGGGAGTAATACCTACTAGAGAAGGTGCAAGAATATCACAATTACGATTAGCTTTAGAAAAAGACCTAAGCACATTGATCAACATAGATGGAGATGTAGATAAAGTAATTTTAGATACAGCCATGGAAAAATTGACAAGAGCAAATTCATATTTATCGGGTGTTATGCCTAAATATGGCGGACCTGTAGCTAATCAACATAAATTAGTAAACGCTAATATCTTTGGACCAGGTCCACAATCAACTACTGAGGGTGTGCTATCACCAAAGCAAATGATGGACACATTAATACCTATGGCAAAAAACGATCCTGATCTTATGGCAGCGATGATGAGATTAGCTAAGACACCAAATGCAAACCTAAAAGCATGGAGAAAAGCCGGTATGAAAGAAGGTGTACCTGTCGAGGGCATAGAAGTAAAAGTGTTAGATGAGAATCCAAATTTACCAAATGGTGATCCTAATCCTAATTTTGGTAAGGTTATAACAACAACTCAAACAGTTATGTCTATGGGTCCAGAGGCTGGAAGAAAAAAAATACTTAGAAAAATCTTTGACCAAGCCGTAAGTGATTCATTTATAGGTTTACCCGTTGCAAAGACATTTGATGATTACAAAAATTTAGCAAAACTAAATCCAGAAGACATACAAAAATATGGTTATAAAAAGAATCAAGATGTTTATAGATTTAGAACTGTTGACTTCGATCCACAAAAATTTTCTCAATCATTAGGTTTAGATAATGTGGATGGACGTGCTGCTCTTGAAGTGGCTTTAAAAGGCACAGGAACTAAAATAAAAGATATAGAAAGATTTTTAGACGTAGCAGAAAAAGCAGGCAGTTTTACTGTTACTGATCCATCACAATTCGTAGCCAGACGTGTAACATTAGGTGGATTCAAAAGTTTATTATTGTTTGGTGGTGCTGCCACTGGCGGACAAATACTAGGTGGTGTGGGCTTACCAATGTTAATGATACCCTTATTATTAAGACATGGCTCTAACATCTTGGCAGATCCACAAGTTTTAAAAGCGTTTACGCAAGTCTTAGAAGACGGTGGTATTGATATAATGAAAAGAGCCGGTGTTGCTAGAACATTAGGTGATACTGAGGATAATAAAGAAAATTTAAAACCATTTACAATATCTAAAGAAAACCAAAAGATTTTGTTGGATTGGGCTAACACAACATTACCTACAGAAGATGAACTTGATCAACTAGATTTCGTAAATCAGGTAGAACAATCAATTATAAGTTTAATGAAACAACCACAAACTCAAGCAGAGGCTAAACCTGCAAGAAGAGAACAAATGATTATGATGAACAGATTATTTGGTCCAAGAGGTTTCTTAACTGAAGAAGAAGCACAGATAGGTAGACAGATACAAGATAGGTTACAACCACAGTTTGACGCAAACTTAGGGAATAATAGACCGTTTCCTCAAAACGTAAGACAGCAATTAGCATTTGGTACAGTTGATGATGCTTTACAACAGCAACAATTAAACAGTGGAATAGGAGCGATACGATGAAAATGGATGGCGGCGTAGATGCAGTAAGAGTTGTTCCTATAAGGATGCAAGACGGTGGAGATGCTGCAGAAAAACTATTGGCAGAAGGACCACCTGAGGGCCCAACACAATTTAAAATGCCAGATGAAAGAATGTTAACTAAAAGGAGAGAACAAAATATTCAGACAATACCTGTTCCGGGAGGCGATAAGCCTATTTCAAGTGAACCTGACTTTGATAGCACTAAAGAAAATTTAACTAATGTGTTAGGACCTGGTAATGTAGAACAGGATTTTTTATTTACAACTCCTACAATAAATCCCATGGAAGTTTTACCAGTGCTGCCTTTTATGCCGAACCCAGCAATACCAAATCAAAGAAACCCTTTTATTGATGGATTTTTTGACCCTATGCCACAAGACACGGGAGGCATACCTAATTTAATGCAGGCTAATATGTTGAAACCTGCTGGTATATTGACTATAACTAAGGAGTACGACATATGATTGAAATAACAGATTCACTTCGAGAGCAAGTACGTCACCATGAAGGAGTGCGCACAACCATGTACCTCGACACATTGGGAAAGGCCACGATCGGAATCGGCCACCTTATACTTCCGCATGAGAGAGAAAGATATGCAGAAGGCGTAGAGATTACTATGGAAGAGGTAGAAGAGCTCTTCGATATAGACTTAAACAGGGCAGCAGCGGGAGCTGATGAGCTGATAGCTGAGAAGATTGGACACGATCTACCTCAGGTTATAGGTGAAGTCTTGGTCAACATGTGCTTTCAGCTGGGAAAAAATGGTGTCTCTAAGTTTAAGAACATGTTTAGATGCATGAAAGAAGGCGATTGGGAAGGTGCCGCTTTTCAAATGAAAGATAGCCGTTGGCATAAACAGACTACGAACAGATGTGAAGAATTAGCATCTATAGTTGCAAACTATAAAGAAACGGAGTAGGATTAATCATGGTCATGGGAATAATAGGTAAGGCTACAAAGCTTTTTGGTAAGAAAAAAAATAAGTTTGAAAGAAAAGGACCACAGACTATTAAGGGTTTCAAACCTAAAGTAGGTAAAGATCGTGATCCGATTGTCGAAGATCTTACAACTGAAGTAGATGTGCCTATAGAAGATATTGAGGTTCCGTCTTTTCTTAAAAAAAGAATGAGCCCTGTAGACCAAGCTAAATTTAGAAAAATGTTGAAGACTGGTAAAAAAGCGAAAGCCAGTAAGTTTGCACAAGAAAGGACTAAGTAATGGCTAAGAAAAAATTTCCTGATTTAAGTGGTGACGGTAAAGTTACTAAAAAAGACATACTTATTGGCCGTGGCGTAATAAAAAAGAAAGCTGGTGGTCTTGCAGAAGCCACTGCTAAGTTAAAAGCTCAAGGTTTAAAAGACGGCGGTCCTGTAAAAGGAATCGTAAGAGGTAAAGCTAGAGGTGGCGGAGCAGCCACTAAAGGTTTAGGTTATAACGTAAGGCCAAA